CAAAAATACCTAAAGGATAAGTAGATGTGCTTGGCCTTCCGGGTTTTGAAACCACTTCATAACCAGACTTTAATATTTTTATCGCTCCACCGGTTTGCGTTGAATATCCATATGGCCCGTAAATGGGATTACCATCATATGCCCAACCAATAATTGGAGAATGAATTGTTGAAGTTACTTCTTTTCCATTAAAAACTTGAAGATCTGGAATAAAAACTTCATTGGAACCAGTAAATTGTTTTGCCAATACTGAACTTCTTAATTTTCTTGCAGCATATGCATGAGAATATTCAAGTCCAAATGTTGAGATAATGGGATCTGCTACAATTCCATCATCAGATGAAATTTGATTTGCATTAAATAAACTTTCAACTAAATTAATTCTCCATTCCTTAATTTGTGCTTCAAATTTAGCTTCCGATCCAGCAGAAATTACATCAATGATAGTTGATGAAGATGAATACCCTATTCCGCCAGAAATAACTTTAACTTCAACTAAAGATCCGTTTGCAATAATTGGAGTTAAAATTGCCCCATTGCCAGAACCACTAACGCTTAATGTGGGTGGAGAATTATATCCAGATCCTCCATTTTTAACTAAAACTTCAGAGATTCTCCCATTAGAAATAATTGATAAAACTTGAGCACCAGTTCCATTAAGTAAAGAAAACTGTGGTTGTCTATTGTAATTTAAAATTTCCTCAGAACCATAGTTTGTTCCTCCATTTTCAATATAAACTGAATCAATGGATCCTCTAAAAATTGGTTGTAAAACGGCTTGATAATTTTGTCCAGTTAAAGTTGATACGCCAATATTTCCTTTAATAGAAACCTCAATTGGTGGATAATTAAATTCATGAATCCCACTTCCAGAAGAAGTTAGATCAATATATTGTTTTGTTGTATAATAAAAAGATTTTATTTCTGTTCCAATTCCAAGTGGAGATAATTTAAATTCGTTATTATCAATTTTAGTAATATAATAAGATGATGATGGTGATAAACCGCCTATAGATGATCCACTCGTGCTATAAGTAATAATTTCTCCACTTTGATATCCATGATTTTGAATCAAAATAGAATTTGATGCTGTGTTGATTCCAGATGAATTTATTGTTGTTTTTTTATTTTTATAACCTGTTCCTGCGTTGGTAACAATAATCGATATTAATTTCTTCTTTTTACCAATCGATAAAAATCTATGATTTCCTGTTCCATAGCTTGTTAAATCAATTGTATTAATTCCTACTGCAGCATCCGTAAAAGTTTTGTGCAATTTAATAGTAAATGCGTCTTGTACAGAAGCATAATACTTAGATCCAGTTGTTAAACCACCAACATTTGTTCCTCCTTGAGTGCTGTAAATTATTTCTTCAGCATCTCTAAATTTGTGATGACTAGAAAATCCAATTGTATTATTTGTTAAATTAATCAAAGATGCCGATTCAATGGAATTGAATTCAACACTATGATCAAAATCAGTTAAATTTGCTTTTACCGTTGCTCCAGATCCATTACCACCGGAAATAGTAATAATTGGATCTTCCACATAATCAAATCCAGGATCAATAATATCAATTCTTTCCAGTTGTCCTGACACAGAGCAATACGCATTCGCACCACTTCCAATATCATCACTAATAGTTAAAACGGGAGGATTAAGAATATCATATCCAATTCCAGATGCAGTTACTGCAATATTTTCAATTTCTCCAAAATAAACTGCATTTTGAGATTTGTAATTAAGTACCTCGACACCATTTACAAATATTCCCGTAGATCCTGGAACAGTCTCATGTTGAATAACATCGTCTGTTGGTTCAATTAATTTTCTAATTAACTTTTGAGGTTCTAATTTTTTAAGAGTTAAGTCTGAATTTGTAAATTGAGCTAAATAAAATTTATTATTTGTTACTGTTCCGTTAACTGTAATATAATTGTTCGTAAAAATATTATCCTTACTTCTTGCCAATCTAATTGCTGAATCATCAACTTTTTTTACAAAATAAACTCCGTTAATTAAATCAAGTTTATTCGCCTCATTAGTTTCATAATAAACTACAGAGTCTCCGGTGTAAAACCCGTGCGTTCCGATTACAAGATCTGTTCCATTAAATGTTCCAGAGAAAGTTACTGTTCTATCTTTAATATCTAAAGCTTGATTTAAATATGTTGGTAGTGATGGTGAAGCAACATATAACGAATCCTGCAAATCAGAATAAACATTTTGAACATTTGAAGTATATTTACTTAATTCTGGGTAATTTGTAGAATTAACTTTTAATAGATTTTTTCTAATAGTATAAAAAAGATTTGTATCTAATATTCCTTGTCCTTTAATATCAAAAACTTTTTTATTTTGAATTAATACAATATCACTTGGAAGATATTCTACTCCAGTTGATGAAATTAGTGTTACTGAATCGCCAATTGATAAATTATGATCATCGTACAGGGTTATTTGATACGTGAAATCTGATGAATCTAAGAGAATAACAGATTTAACTTCATATCTTGTAGAAACATTAAAAAACCAATTATTTGCTTTTTGTTCTTCAAGAGATTTTCCAAGAGATTTAACATTAATTAAATCATTTGCAGAGTAGTAAGAATTAAAATTGAGAATATCTAAGTCAGATAAAACGCCAGTAATTCTAACTTTTACAATATTTGTGCCTTGATTATCTGAGTATCCATAAGCAAATGTATCTAATCTAATATCTTGCTGCGATGATAAATTTTGAGTAATTCCAGAACATCCAAAAAATTGATTTAACGTTTTTGATGTGTAAGTTATTGTGACTGATGTTTCATTATTTAAATCAATAATTAAAGATCCGGCAGAAGGAAATCCTACAGTAGAATCAACATCTAAAGTTTCTGATCCAATACTTACATCTGAGATTAATCTAGTTTTTGGATGAACTGTGAAGTTTCCAAGAACCGTTCCATTTACATTAATATCTCTATCATAATCTGCATCTAAACTAATAACATAATATTCCTTTTCTCCTCTAACAATTTTTTCTACATTTGAAATTGTTCCTTCTGCCTTATTAATATTAGTGGCAGCATCTTGATACAGAGTTTTGTTCTCTAAGTCTGTGGGATCACCCTCAATTGCTTCTACAACTAAATCTTTTGTAATTCTATATTGAGCATCTGAAGGTTGAATGAGATAATCTCTAGGCCTAATAATCTCAACATTTTTTCCATATAATGCACCAAAAAGAATTTTAAAAGAAGCATCAGTTCCTTTTGATGAATAAAAATCTTTAGATTGTTTGACAAATAAACCATCATTCAACTGTGAATATAACTCTCTATTTTCAAATCCTGGAGTAACTTGTTTTTTTAACTTATAAAAGAACTCTTTCAAAAACAGTACACTTAAATTTGTAACTGTTGTTGAAGATGTATGTTCTGCAGAGTCTGATTGTGAAAATACAAGTTGATCTGAATTTGATTCTCCTTGATAAGAAGTTACTCCACTAAATCCACGAGCACATCCAGTAAATGAAGTTGCTGTTTTTGCAGTATATGTAATAATTTCATCATCAATTAAAATTAATCCATAATGATCTGGAAAACCATATGTCGATACAACATTAATCGCATCATCAATAAATCCAACATCTTGAGTGAGTGTTGTTGAATCTGTTATGTTTGATAATTGATCGACTTTTACATATTGATCAATATTTTGCAAAATATCAGAAGTTCCACTTTGATATTCTAAAGACTTATAATACTGAGATAAAAATTCGGAAACTAATGGAAATTCTTCTCTGACAAAATTAGGAAGTTGTCCTTCAACAAGCAGATTAACGTTGACTCTGGTTTCTGACATATGATTACGATCTTACGAAGGCTCCGTTTGTGTAACTTGAGGTTACTGTGTAAGTTGATCCTGAAATACTAGCGCCAGAAGAAATTTCATCTGATACCATATTTAACACACTATTATTAATATCTAGTTGCAAATATAAATCCTGTAATCCAATAACATCATTTGACTGCGGAATCGCGGAAACTTGAATAATTGGAATTCCATTATCAAATTTAACAGTATTTGTAATTTTAATCGGATTAAGTAAAATTTCACCTTTTACATAATTAACACTTCCAATATTATTACGAAGAACAATCGGTTCTGCGGAAGAATTTAATTTAAACAGAAAAATTCTTCCATTTAATCCATCAGCATCGGGAATATCTGATAAGTATACAATATCGGATATTCCATCAACATTAAATCCGGAAGATTTTATATTATATCCATTCTTCAAATCTTTGATATGAAATTGATTACCAAAACAAATTTCATATCTTGCTAGTTTATCCTTTTCAATTTTTCCATCTCGACGCATCACAATTTTAGTGATATTTGATGTGATAGCCTGATTGGTATCATCTATAATTTTTAAAAATTTACTATACTTAAATCTTGCGCCATACTTATTAAGTTCCGTAGAGTTTGCATATTTTTCAATATTTGATGCAACTGAAGTTTTTAAAGAATCTACTCCAGAAGTTGTATTTGTGTTGTAATATACTGTGCTATCATACTCAACATACAAATACTTGAGATCTAAAATTTCGGGAACGATACCTGCAACACTATAACTTCTCAATCTTGTTTTGATGTTATCTTTAACGCTATTGGGTACGAAAGATCCATTAAAAGGTTTAATTGAAATAAAAACTTTTCCATAACTTGGGGGAGTCAGTTCTTCTCCACCGAAAACTGAAATGGACTCGGCTTCGGGATAAAGTGTAGGAATGATAGTTTCATAGTCAGAGGCAGTTACAGCGCGGTTCTGGGACGCATAGATGCGTGGTGCGTACTTTTTAATTGAATCTATCGATTCAATCTCTGCGCCGTTCTGAGAGGTAACATCTGTCGTTAATAAAGAAATTCCAGATGTTACGACAGTTCCATTATTATCTACGATCCTACCATTATACGTGAATGAAGAAACTCCATTTCCAGATTCTCCATTCGTCACAACATATGCAACTTCAATATAATTTAAATTGTCAAGTTTTTTGCCAAAAACATTGTCACCAAAAATTAATTCATATCTTTGATCTTCAATTTCTTGAATGAAGAAAACCTTTGATTCACTATTGACTCCAATTAAGTTATCAGCAAGGCTAAACTTGCGGGTGAAAGAACTTTGTTGAGTGTTTCTTACAATTACACGAATAAGTTTACTATCAATATTTGCATTTGGAAGAATAAATCTTTGATTTGGATTATTTGCGTCTACGGTAAAGTTTTGAGTTAAATATGTACCCTCATAAACTTCAATTCCATCAAAGGAAGCAATTCCGTTCACAACTGGAACAGTGACATCATCCTGAATCGAAAAAGTATAACTTTCAGTACCAAAACTTGTGGCACTTGTGCAAACAATACCCTTTCTAAGAGTTAGTGTGATTGGATTTGTTGTAAATCCTGTAGTATCGACGAAAAATGAAACTGTTGCCTTTGAAGCCGAACGTGATTTGGGGACATAACCAATATTTCTTGCGAGAGAGACGACATTTTCTCTTAAAGTCGCACTGTCAATGAAAACCTCATTGCTAACCATGTTAGCATTATATGAGGAGATATATGTATTATACGCAAGAACGTCAATAATAGTCGATAAGTTCGATCCTTCAAAGTCATAGTCAGTAAAATTCGAATTCGATCTAAGATAATCCTTAATCGAAGTTTTAATTTGATCGAAATCGAGATTTGTAAAGTTAACTAGTGCCATTTATCGTGTCGGTTGTAAGGCAAATGACAATTGTTGAGGTAAAACATCAATTCCAACAATTGTATATCGAATTGTGACGTTAAAAGTGTTATTATCGTAGTCTGGACTGACATCTACACCTGTCAAATTCACTCTTGGCTCATAATTTTCGATTGTATTACGAATTTCATCTTGAATAATTGACGCGGAAACACGATCAACATTATCAAAGAGTGCTCTAGAGACTCTAGAACCCAAATTTGAGTTAAAAAAACGTTCTCCAGGGTACGTCAGAACAAGATTTCGAACAGAACGAGCAATGGCTGTCTCATTTTTAGTCACAATCAAGTCATAATTCAGGGGATTTACCTGAAATGACATACTGATGTCCTTGAATGCCTTACTTACCCGTTCTGTGGGCATGAAAATATGATAAATCTAACTTATTTATTCGTGTTTTTTGACTTATTCATGCCACCTTTCAACAAAATCATCAAATCCGCCTGCACCGCCACAATGTCTTGAATAACGATCATTGGGCATTTTGTAATTTTTAAGTTTTTTTGCTTTTTGAAGGTATTTTTCTGAAGAAATTTCGGTAATCAATGTCATTCCTGACTGAATGAAGTCTTCACCTTTATCAATTGGACTGTTGGCCATTGGTTTTTGCTCCTGATTCGTTAAAATCAGAACTTTTTACGGGGTTGCTATCCCTAATTTCATACATAAAATCGTCTGAAGTCTCAATTCTTCTTAAATTTTCAACAGAATACTCAGTTAGATCGATTTCATACCCTGGATTTTTTGCAATTCGATTACGAATCCACGCATCATCATACCACAAAATTTTATTATTTGGGTATGCATAAAAGTTTCCATTATCCATCTTGAAAAAATGAGCACATTTATGCTCTGGAGTCTCACTGAAATTAGTATTCAGTGTTGATTTTGACTCCCATGCCCAATCAAGAGTGAACATGTAGACACCTTCATTTTTTTCTCCTCGATAATTGATGAGTTCGGCGCGTAAATTAGCCAATCTTGAACGAACTTGAACATCAACATAAGGAGAAAAACAATCCCACCACATACATTCTTCTAATTTTGGAACTGGTGCATCAGGTTTCCAACAAAATGCATGAATTGGCCTTCGTGTCCAATTTACTCCATTTTCTAGAAACGTTTCAAAGAGGGGTACGTGCTTTTCCAATGATGCTACAGAGTGTACATCACACAATGTTACCTCACCGTGTCCTTGTTTGTGATTGTAAAGAAATTCATTACGAATATAACAAGTGAATGTTGGAAGATTATGATTCAGATATGCCATAAAAAAAAGAGTGCTTAATTCTATTTAAGCACTCAAAAAATTATTTACCTTGGCCTCGATATTTCTTTTTACGTCCATTACGAGAGGTAGCAGATAACAAAGTATTTGCTGAACGTCCCTGCCGAGTTTTTTTCGGTGGGCCTGGTTCAAAGATTACCTTATTCATTCCACCTTTAATTGCCATAATGTTCCTCCAGTTCTAATAGGTTTGCATCGAATGATTGATCTTCATAGTATTGTTGAGAGATTTCTTCTAGTACCTCTGCACATTGTTCATGAGAGAGACTCTGATAGATTCTCCGGCCTTGATATAAGATATCAAAAGTCTTAGATGACTCTGGTTTTTTCATGTCCCACACGAATCCTCGGATCGCACCAGATCTCAAAACCAGCATCCTTGGCATCGAGACAGAATGAAACGTCTTCTCCACACATATCCTGAACCGCACCGGACTCAAAGACTTGCATCTTTGGAGCAAACCAAGGATATTCAAGATTTTCAAAGACTCCTTTCTTAATCAGAACCCAACCAAATCCCGTGTAATCCACTGTGAAAGGCTTACGACGTTTCGAGATACCCTCCACATTTTCGTGATTCATCACACCACCATTGCGGCGAAAATCATCTTCTTCCAACCAGTGAGCCACTGAGGTTGTGTGTCCATCTTCTGTTGCGTACCAACCAGCAACAATCTCCTTCTCCTCTCCTTCTGCATTCAGAGCAAGATCACAGAGTTGCCAGAACTTTTCTGAGTTGAATACAATGTCACTGTCAATCCAGAGTTGATAATCATATTGCAGTTTACCATCCCAAGGAATTTGCTTAGGCCCACGAAGAACATTTGCACCAAGACACTTACAACGTGCAAAGTTTACCATGGAAGAGTAATCCTGAGAAATCTGAATACTCATACCATTCTGTACCATATCAAAGCATAGTTGTACAAATGCTTTGAGAAAAGTAAAAGAACAACCTCTTCCAGGAAGACAGAAGACGATTGACTTACCTTTCATTCTTTCTTTAATTGCAACATAATCCCACTCTTCTTTCTGAACCTGGGGAGTTTTTGCCTTTACCGTAAATCCTTTTGCCATAAGAAAAAATAACCTTCAGATCAATTTTATCAGTTTATTTAGAATTTGTCAATGGGACGAATTAAGTATAATCTTTTTATCTACAATCAGTTCTTCATAGGATAGTTCTGATTTGTCTGCTACCAGATCCGCAAGACGGTTTAATGCAATCCAAGCCAACTTAAATTCTTCTTCTTTTAGAGAATGATAGATGCATGTACCACGAGCATAGATATGGTAAATTTTTTCCACGAAATTTTTTTAACTCAACGCATTATATAGCATCACTAGAAGAAACCCAAGAATCGTGAAACCCGCAGAAAAAAATGTCTTTGGATATCTAATTAACCATCCAGCAAGCACAACTTTCCAGAAATTCCAGTAGGGGGGTTTTCTTCGCATTTTTTCCTCCGGAAATTTTTTTGAGATGAATATAAGTCGCTCGGATTGTCACCTCTGTAGGTTAGGGTAGTTTGCCTTTTTTAGAACGCGGTTCGCCCTTATACGCTTATAACCCCCGCTACGCCCGCCGACGTTATAACCGAACCGCCACAAACACTGCCGATCACGAATAACTGCTGAAACGAATAAGAGGGGTGCCACGTATAACCGAAGCACCCCAAGCTACATCAGAACTGAATCTCCTCCAGAGTACCATTATCACTGACAGTCTCACTCTGAAGCTCAGCAGCGAAACTGTCAATCACCGACAGAATCTCATTGCCATTGTTGGCACGATCCAGCAGGGAGAAAAGAACTTGCTTAGACATAATGTAGAAAGAAAAGTGTTAGAAACTGTGGGTTGGGAAGGAGTATGTTTAATGTCCCCTCATTCCCGTTGGGACAATGTAACCTACTGTGCTACGAGTTCTTTACACCACTCATCACACTCACGAATCTCATTATAAAGATGCTCGTCATACTTGAGTGCCGATTCTATCACCGAGGGACGATTGATAGCATTATAGCACTGTTCACAGATCTCTTCGAAAGTGTACTTGCTTTGTGGAATGTAACGCATGATGATAATGTAGAAGGTGTTCAGTAAGTGTGAATCAGGCAGCAAACGAAACTCGGGAAGCTTTAGGATTGCAGTAATAACGGGGAGTTGAATGTGTCCACCCCTGATAGTCAGTATGAAGATCCGCAAGTTCAACGGCAGAAAGTCCATCGACACCTGCAGCTTTCATGCTGTTAGAACCGTGTGAATTAAGTTGTGGCCGATTCTTAACAACATTCGTGCTCACCCATACTGTTTGTTTGGTGTGCAGATCGGTTGCCTGAGTGTAGAGTGCCATGTGGTTGTGTTCCTCTCAACATGGCCATAATAGGGTATCAGGGGGCTGGAGTCAAGGGGCTAAACCATCAGAGTTGCTTATGAGTCTTCGGTTATACTTTACCACTCAACATCGAGATCCTCCACATAAGCCTCCACAGTCTCATCTCCATCGAGTGCGAATAACTTACGCCAATCAATCTGTCTGGCATCGAAGTCATTGTACACTGAAAGATCCAGCGTGACACGTACATTCTTTTTCTGGGCTTGAAGATAAGAAACTGACATGGCTTTGGAGGAATGTGTTACTGGAGCTACTATAAGATCTCGGAGCGTTTATGTCAAGTGGGTTGGGAGTATTTATGAGCGGTTCTTATGTTTTGAGGGACTTTGGGGGGATTCGGTTATACTCGGGGGACTTGACATTTGTGCGGTTGTGTGGTAGCCTGCAGGCTAAGATCACAAGGACTCAGCACATTTATAAGGAGCTAAATGATCCGAATTCGTATCAGAATCACATAATAATCACGATAATTATCAAGATTCTAAAACATTAGGCTTAATTAAAAAAGCCATTTTTAATTCATTTTATTACATTTTAGAACCTTTTTTACGTTTTTTGATCTTATAAGCAGTAGACAAGTTCTCCTGAGGGAATCTCTACACTTTCAAGATAAGAATCATGCCACTGACAAGTATCATAGCATAACCACTCTCCTTGTTGAGTGTAAAGATAAGCAAACTCCTCTGCACCTTTGGTGAGATAGTCACTCATGTTGTTGTCATGACGAGGTGGCACATCTTCACCACGAGAAGAATAGTATAATGGGCCAGATTCAGGCAGAGTCTCATTATTCCAACCAACATTGGTGTAGAGAGCACTGATGTCGCCACCATCAATCAACTCAGCAACTTTATCACGAGTGTTGAAATGTTCTTTGAGTTTGACACCATTGAAGGCAGGGTAACCATCCCAGTGGCAATACACTGAGAGCACAGAATCGTCTGCGAGTTGAATACCGATGCGAGAGCGAGTTGCCATGAGTTTTAGTTAAGAATAGAACGGTAATCAATGGACTTAATGCACCAACCTGTAGCACATGTGATCTCTTCTACGAGATCATCTTCATCATCTGCCTCCCAGATGTGTCCTACAGTTTCCTCAATGAGATTCTGTTGTTCATTGTGATCGAAGACGTATTCTTCATCATCAAAATCAAACTCAATTTCAGTAACTTGGAATTGCATAATCAGATCACAGAAACTTCGACACGCTTGAGATTCAAACCAGCAAGTTGTTTCAATACACGATTGTGGATAGAATCACAGGCATTTTTTAACCTTGAACGTTCATACCAGATTGTGACACAACCATCGTAAGTTTCAACTTGAACTCGGTAGTTTTTCATCACTTAGAAGGAAAGTTTTTGCAGACAGCATCACAAAGCATACGAACAACGTCGTCTTTGTAATCAACTTCACCGAAGTTTGCTTCGATGATACAATCAATGTCTTCCATCAACTGTTCACGAGCAGACAACATTTCAAGTTGGTTCATGTTTTGAGTTTGAGTCATGAGGTTTCTTTCCTTATGTGGCCATAATAGGACTTCAGGCACCCCAGCACAAGGGGGCTTGTGCCACTTTCTTCAACTGGCACACTCATAATCATAAGGGGTGCAGCTTTCTGGTATGAGTAGATGGCCTTCGATAAAGAACTCATCTAAAATGTAATCAACTGTCACTT